ATCCAGTCATTTGAATGAGGTTCCCAGTTTTCATAACTAACTGTACTATTTGTTCTTTGTACTTGATCTGGTATAGTAAATTGTATAACAAAATTTGAATTTAACGGTATAGAAGTTTCTGGTCTAGAAATAAACTCTAAAAATGATTGTACTAAAGATACTCTGCTATCAGTAGTACTTTGAACTGAACTTGTGTTATTACCTAGAGTTTGCATTTTATATACCTAATATGTTTTGTAAATTAGTGAATTTGTTTGGGCTTTCTGGTCTACGCCCTGCAGGTACCGCTTTCAGACCCCCTTCAGGTACATCTTCAGCTTCCCAATATTGATAAGAAATAGATGCGCTAATTTGTCTTATTTGCCCGTTCCCAGTAGCATCATAATCAATAGGAGCAATATTAGACACGAAAGTGCCTAATAGTTTATATTTTCTTAACGGAACCATTTTATCATTAAGTAATGAAAGCTCTACCCTATATGTAGTTAAATCTCTAGGTTCAATATCGCCTATACTTGTTGCAGGGTTAAAAGTATCTAACATTGAAGCTTCAAGTAATTTTCTAATGTTGTAGTCTTGTGTGCAATAAAAAGTAATATCCCATGGGTTAGGAAAAGTTACCCCTCCAGGTATTTGTAATTGAGTGCCCATAAAGGCTACATTTTGTACAGCTATACTTTTACTAGGAACTGCTCCGGTTTTTACAAAAATTAAACTTTCAGGGGATAATTGCTCTACACCGTTTATTACAAAAGCGGTTACTCGCATTTGCATGTCTCGAGCGAGACCTGCTTGCTGCAATAAAGTATAAAACTTTTGAATACCGTAATCTACGTTATACGCCATATTAGTTTGTATTAAACGGTCCTGTTTCCGTGGTTAAGTATTGGAAAGTGAGTGTAGCGTTTATAGACACGACATTACCGTTACTTGATGTATCGTAAGATAAAGAACCAATATTATTTGGGAAGCACCCAAATAAAGTAACCTTTTTAATAATTTTCATATTTTCTAATCCTGAATTTGCATCAGAATTATCTAGTAAGCTTAACTCTACATTACAAGTGTTAAAATCAGTAGATGTTGATGCGTTATGCTCATTGTAAACAGAGTCACTCCATCTTTCAAATATATCTCTTAGTATATAATACTTATCACAATAAAAAGTAACTGGAAAGCTAGTACTTTCTGGGTAATCAGCTTCCATAGGTACATTAAACGGAAAAGAAAAGAAATTTACATTTACAGTATTAATTCTACGGGAAGGAATTGTACCTGTTTTAAGGTATATGTTAAAATTCCTGTCCACCGGGTTGCTTGGAAATATAGATTTACCATCTCCAGCTAAACCGGTAATATTAGTAAGACGTAATAGATTATCACGCGCAAACCCGTACCGGGTTACTGTCTTATAGAAATCTTGTAAGCCGTGTGCCATTATATATACTTAATATACCAACAACAAAAAAGCCCTGATTGCTCAGGGCTTTGTAATTATATATCAGTCTCTATTAAATGTTAACTTGTACGTTAACTTGTAGAGGTACTGGTGGTAAGTGAGTCCAATATTGATATGCTAAGACAGCATTAAACGTAGTTAATGCGCCTGCGCCTTGAGCGTCATAACCTTCAATAGGCGCTATCGATTGACAATACACGCCCCAAAGCTTGTAGGTATTTTGAGGTACTAATTGATCATCAACTAGTTGTAAAGTAATATAACGTTCTGGGCCAGGCACGTTAATGTTACCAGTACTGGTTTGATCATCAAAAATATCTTGACGTTGCCATGCTTCGAACTTGTTACGAATTATACCCTGTAAGTCATTACGAAATGCCACAGTCCATGCTTCAGACCCTGGGTAGGTAACAGTACCTGGAACGTTAAATACAAGCCCCATATAAGGAGCAGTTTGATTAGTAACGTTACGGCCTGGTAGTTGCTTTGTGGTGATATAGAGGAAATCATCCTCATTGAAACGAGTATCACCAAGCTCAAGGACTCTCAACATGTAATCACGTGAGAATCCTCTTTGTTGGGTTACTCTATAGAAGTCTGTAATTGTTTGTGCCATATTCTATAAATTATTTAGGGTTAAGATTGTAGTAATTCGTTAAAGTTTTGAGATGTCTTAGTGCAATAGAAGTTGACTAAGATAAACTCAGCAGTACGAACCGGCTTGATATAGATATCAACAACAAGTGTATTGTCATCGATAACTGCAGGGGTATTATTGCTTTCATTGCATACGATTAAATAGTCGTAAAGTCCTTGAGTATTCTTAGCAAGTTCAAATACTGGCGCAATAGTATTAACAAGTCTATTGCGGGTAAATGTAGTGTTAGGCTCGAATACAAAGTATTGAGAAGTGTTTAACACGCTCTTTTCTAAGAAGAGGAATAGACGACGTACATTTAATCTATCGAATGCACTTGGAGCTTTAAGTAAGGTCTTTTGACCCATTACTACGAATCCATCGTTAGGGAAGAATGCTAGTGGGTTAAGGGAGATCTTGTAAATTAAGTCGCGTTGTTTTTGTTGTGGATTTACGCCAATATCAACGATACCGTTAATTACACCTCTGTTAAGACCAGCTGGAGCAGTCCATTGGTAATTTGCTGCATCGCTACTTGTAATCATTGCTGCAGCATAACCGGAGAATGGTAACCAAACATTCTTAGAAGAGAATGTATCGGTTGCTCTAACCCAGTTTGCATAAGATGTTGCATAGCTTGAGTTATATGCCCCGTAAAGATTACGTAATGGCCAGTAAATGTTTTGTGAGAAGTTCTTAGTCTTATTGTCTAAGGTCTTGTAGTTATCACCAGTTACAAATACGTGACGAATTGGATCTGAGATAAAGACGTGATCCTTACGACGAACTCTTGCAAATTGCTCAAACTTCGAAGTAATTGCAGACCACTTTGACACAAGATCGTTGCTTACTGGGGCACCGTTAGATGCACTAAGAGCGTTAACTTGTGCCATAAGAGCGTTAGTTACAACTGTATCATCGTATGCAGAAGAACCAAGCACTTGGGTTATTGCATAGATAGTGGAAATACCTGCATCTACTGTAAGATCAATATCTACTACGTCAGGGTTTTCAGCAAGATTGAGAACTGTATCAAGCTTTACACCTACATCCCCGATAGATTTTTGACTATTGGTTGGGAGACTATCAGCATAAACACCTAATGCATAAAGACCGTTAGTAGTGTTGAACGAAGGTACTGCAACGTTAAGATAAGGTATTGCAGAGAGTGCGAAGTTGTAATCCGGATTAGTTGGATCAGCAGCTGCAGCAGCAAGATCTGCATCGGTAGTAGTCTTATAAACTCTTACCTTCTTAGTTGAGTTACCGTTAGCATCTAACCAATTTACTAATTCAGAAATATTTGGATTAGTAAGAATAGTAAGATTGTTAGAATTGTCGTTAATTACAGTGTTAAGATAGAATGACTGAGGTTGACCGCCAAGTGGGTCTTGTACTTTACGTTGAGAGTAAAGCGAACCAGTATAACCTTCTTGGATAACATACTGTAAGGTATTTACGTCAGGTGAGAAAGGAGATGGACGTACACGGAAAAGAGAAAGGATAATAGTGTCACTATAACCAGAAGCAGCAATGTTGAAGGTAGGAATATCTTCAATAACTTCAGATAAGCTGTCAATACCGGAATTATATGCAGCGCTTAATGTAAAGCCGATACGATTATTAGGTATAGTAGTATAAGATGAAACTGAAGCAAGTTGTCCATCTACAAAGTAGGTGCTGCCAATAGACTTAATGTTTACTGCGTCATCAAAATTAGTTGCAGGGTTGTTGCTATAGCTATCACCAATGTTAAGATAGTAACCTTCAAACTTTTCGTTAATGGTTGACTTAGACTTGTTAATAACTACTAAACCTGCTTTACCGAGATTAGCAAGAACACTAGAACCAGAAACAGTAAAGCTGCTTAAGCCTACGTTACCGGTAGTTGCTTGCCAGTTAAGACCACCTTGAAGAATAGATTGATATTGAGATTCAGTAAGAGCAACTAATGCAGGTTCCCCAAGAATATAACCTTGTGCAGAGCTAAGAGGAATACTACCAGCAATTGCTGCAGCAGTATTGTACGTAGAAGTATCTGCTGGAACTGCCACGACAGGGAAAGCTAATGCGCTGTATTCGCTTGCAGTACCTTCACCGGAACCTTCACCGTAAGGTAGGCGAGCTACCTTTACTGATGGGCTAGTGCCGTTTGCAAAAAGTTGTCTTACTGAATAGTAAAAATATCTTTCAGCAGCGTTGGTTGGTGTACCATATACAGATTCAAACTCTGTAAGAGATGCAAGCTCGACGATTTCATAGGTTGGACCTTGAGGTGCGAAACCAGTAACAAATACATTAGTACCTGCTGGGATTACTGCTCTTGTTGAGAGATCTATTTCGCGGATTTCGACTCCTGGGGAATTAATTGTACGTACGTTTGCCATAGTAAAAGGTTATACTATTATTTATGATAATTCGGGAAAGAATCCGAATTAATTACAATAATTCTACATCTAACTGACCGAACTCAAACGTAAATGTCGATTCAATTTGTTCTCCGTCTCTATAGCTATAGGAAATTTCT